ACCTCTTAATGTTGTAAATGCTTTTGTTTGAAAAGTATTTCCATTAATAGGTCTAGCCATAATTTTGGCTTCTATTTCCAAATCCTTTGAAGTTCCAACATCAAAAGACATTAGATATCCTATTGTGTTTCTTGGTATAGTATAAACAGACTGCAATGTTTGCCCATAACCAGTTGATATAAAAGCTACTGTTTTGCTATCTACTGTTACTGTTATATCACCTTGATTTACCACACCTGTATTAGCTGACGNTACAAAAGCTCTGTGCATTCTTATAAAACTTGTTGTAGAAGCACTACCTCCTACAGTTATAACTTCATCTGCTAAATCAAAATTTGAATCCAAACCAAATATATGAACTGTACTGCCATTATCGTCTGTGTCTGAAGATGTGGCTACCGCTGTACTTGCTGTTGTTGGATAAACATATAAACCAGTACCATTAGTCCACACAGTTTCAAAACTTGTACCTACTGTATCATTATAGCCAAATTTTTGAATACCACTAAACCTATTAATTACACCCATTTGGACAGCTAAACCAAAAGGTGCATTATTTAAACTTGCAAAACTCATTTCTTTTTCCTTTTACGTTTACTTGCCCTAGTAATAATATCTTTATCAAAAGTTCCAGATTTACCCTTGCTCCTCTAAGCCAGTTGTTTCAAATAATCCTCTAGCACTTCTCCTAGTATCTATTTCTTCTTTTATTGCCTTAATAGCTTCATCATCAGATATAACAGATTCTGCTATCTGCTTGTCTAATTCTTTATTAAATATTTCTGACTTAATACCAGATGCTTTAGCCATTTGTAAGAAATTTAAGTCATCTGCCCAATCCCTAATGTCAAATGAGTCTGGGTAGTTAATAGACCCATTCCATTGCTTATCTTGCCATTTAGCAAATAATGCCCAAATTTGTTCTTCAGCATTTTCTAAATAATCTGCTTTTTCTGATAACCTAGCATTTAAAAGCTGAAATTCTGTCCTTAATGCTATTCCAGTATTAACTTTACTTTCTGTTGCTCTTACTGAACCCATATGTGTAATTCTATTAATGGCATCAATTTTAGATTGTATGCACTTCATTATACTTTCTAAGTTTTGCCCACTAGGTTGAATAATATAAGGTTTTAGGCTTGCATCTAAATCTTCTGGTATTTCTATAATAGCACCTGCACCTGCACTAGCTTCAACATTAGGTGTCTTAACTAAGCTAGGGTGATTGGCTAATCTAATTAATTGTTCTTTTTCTGAGTAATCATTATAGATTGATTGCTGTAAATAAGCTACGTCAGCTAAGTCACTTATACCAATAGGTCTTTTATTGCCTTTTAAATTATAAACATTAACAGCAGGTATAACACCTAAAGGATTAGGTATTTCATCTAAAAGTTTAGGTTCTGTGTTGGAATTTTCTTCAGCATAATCTTCAAACTCATATGTTGATATAGTTTCTTCTGTGAAAACTTTAATTATTGCTCTTTGGGAATTAACATCCTCAATCACAACTAACAAATCTAAATAAAATCTACCACTAGCAGACCTCTTATAATTCCAATTAACTATGTTCTCTGGTGTATATATTGAAACATATGGTCTTATGTCTTGAGCTAATTCTTCGGCTCTTGTCTTAGCATTTGATTGAGGTTTATCTACAATTACCCAACAATTACCATAAATACTAGCATTTACCTGCACTTCTCTCATTACAGTATTAAAGTTTCTACCATCTAGGTCAGCATCAACTAAAAATGACTGTAGCTGTAAATCACCATCTAAATCGCCATAATCTCTTGTGGGTGGTATTCTCCATAAAAAGCTACTGTAAATCTGGACAACATTTTTACAATGATTGTCTACTGGTGTATGCCTTATTCTAGCATCATATTCTTCTGGAGTTTCTAAAATGTATCTGTGTAAGTAATAACCATTTTTGTAATCATTACCGCCCAGATAACTTCTTATGTAAAATTCCCAATTAGATATATTTGAGTGCCATAAATCATGTTTGCTATGCAGAAATTCTTTCATTAACTCCACCTCTTAGGAGGGCTTGCAACAAAATTCCGTCTAAGTGGGAAATTAAACTCAACTAAATAACCAAGAGCATCATTCATGTGGTCATATCCACTATCCTTATCTGGTATATGTGTTCCCTCTTTGTATATCTGCCTTTCTATGCTTTTAATTACATTTTTGCAAGAATTTAGAATAAACAGATTATTTTTACCATTAACATTTTTAAGTTTTGAATTAACTGAGTTAATCCTATCCCTCACAAGAGGTGCTGTATTTCTACATTTTACATCAAATCCTGCATTTTTCAATATACTTATGTCAGTAAATCCACCTGCGGAGGTTTTTCTTTGTCTAGCACTAGGGTCTGGGTAAACTATTATCTGTTTATTTTTGTATCTGTTTTTTATTTCTTCGCACATTTCTTGGGTATTTGATGAATATATTTGTATTTCATCAACAACTATTATTGTTTCATTAATTACATAACAAACAACAGCAGTCATTGGGTCTACGTTAAAATCTAAACCAATATGCAAAATTGGGTATTCTTTATCAAACTTTTCAATAATATTTTTTTGCCTATTAAAATTGTAATAAATCATTCCAGAATAGTTAACAAAAGTGGCTTCATATTCTTGCTGAAATGTTCTAATGTCTAAATCTTGTTTTGCCTGTTCTATTTCTTCATCTGCTACTTGACCACCTTCTAAAGTTGTATACTTAAATGATGCCCAGTCTTTATTTGTTTCGCTTTGTTTAAATAAATCATATGACCAGTTGCCAAAACCTCTAGGGCTACCACAAAACAAAGCATGACCACCTGTGTCAGAAAGTGTAGGTCTTAAAACTTCATACCAGGCATCTTTATTTACATCGGCAAATTCATCAATACATAAAAAATGTAACCCAACCCCTCTTAGTGATTGTTCATTATCGCTACCCCTTAATGTTATTTGTGAATTATTTTTAAGTGTAATGGTTAAATCGCTATGGTTTATTGTTTTAACCCATTTGTGATATATCATTTTTTCTTTTAGTACATTCCAACATATTGCCTTGGCTTGCCTGTAACTAGGTGCAACATACCAAACTTTTTGATTTGGTTTACTAGCAAACTTAGCCAATTCATTTATAGCTAAAAATGTTTTTCCAAATCTTCTACCTGTAATTAATACCCTAAATCTTGATTTATCTGTAATTACTTGTTTTTGGGGTTTTGTTAAAGGCATTAATCATAAGACCATTGCAAAGGCTCTTCAGTTTCGTTTTCTTCTATTCTATCTCTTTGTCCTAACATATTCTTTCCTAAGAATATTTGCATAGTTACATTACCTTTGTTAGCTGACTTCCATTGTAACTGTCTAAGCCTTATTTTTTGCTCTGCTCTTCCCTTTGTCAGAAATTCCGAATAACTCTTTTCTAAAAGGTCTGCTGAACATCCAAAAAAGTCTGCCATTTCTTTATTTGTACAGCCTAACTGAGCTAATTTTTGCACTTGATTAGTATCGATATTATATTTTTTTGGTCTCGCCATATCCTATATTTCCCTTTAGTTAGGTAATATAGATGTAACTAAATTAAATTTTAAAATCTAGTAAAAAACAAATTTATTAATTTTTACTTTGTATCTCACCTCTTTTTATTTTATTAAAAACAAAGGTTTTTATAGGTAAACTTTTTTTTAAATATGTAATAGTATCTTGTGGTTTACCCTCTGCTCCACAAGTAAAAATGTCTAAAGCAAAATAATTGTTTTCTGGATAGGTGTGTACAGCCATATGACTTTCTTCAAGCAACCAAACACAGGTTTCTCCTTGTGGTTCAAACTTATGTAATATTTTATCCACAACATTCATATTACTAAAAGTTAAAGCATTAATGAAAATTTTTTCCATTACATGCCATTCTAGCCAACTATTTAAATAAAAATCTACTGCCAACAATTCACCAGAATTACTGTGCATTTTCTATTTCCATATCCATTTCACTTACTACGTCACCAAAATCTGTGGTTATATTTTCTGCATCACCTTTAAAAAAAACTAAAACATTTTGATGCATTCTTCCTATTTTGCGATTTTTGTTCATTGGTTTTGAAGCCCTTAATGGCAATGTACCTGCACTATTTACTAAAATTAATTCATTCCAATATTTAAAACCCACACCTTCCATAAAATTTATAGTTGATGGCACTAAACCAATATATTCACCTGTTTTATTTCTTACTTCTGAAATAACAATAACAGCAAACCTATTTTTTTTTAGTTTTTTATAAGTATTTATTAAACATTTTTTATAAACATCAA